TTGCAACCTTTAAGTATAACTTAACAACAGGAGAGGGTATATTAGATAATAACGATTTTACAACACCGGGAATATAAAAGGATATGGCTAGATATTTTAACATACAGATTACAGAAGTACATAGTGATGGTCCATTTACTATATACTATGATTCTGTAGATGCAGCTAATATAGCTACTCTAACATCAAACGATACACCCGCAGAAAATATCACTCGAGAAGATTTAATATCTGCTATTGGAGTAGGTGTTTACATCCCAGAGGATTCAACTGGTATTATTTTATACAACACAGATGAAAATATTATAGCGGGGTGTGGTATAAGCACCGTAACTAAATCATTTAGTATTACCCCTACACCTACCCCAACAGTAACATCTACACCTACAATAACACCAACCCCAACTCTTACACCAACTCCATTACCACAAAATATTGGCATATATGGTACAGTACTTGAAATTGATGTGTTGCGTGCTTCTACAGTTTCATTTGGTGGAGATTTTACAAAACTAAACGAAAAATATCGAGGTAGATTTGTAGAAACAGAAGGTTTAGGATATGAAGAAATTGATTTTTGGAACGAGATTTCCCCAGGATTTAGAGATGAAACAGTAAGAGCAATAGCTATAGATCAAGCTACAGGTACAAAATTTATAGGAGGTGACTTTAATGGGTATGAAAACTTTAATGTTACTTCTACTAATTTAGGTAAAAAAGGTATAGTAAAACTAGATAGTAAGGGGGTTATAGACGAAGCTTTTAACTATAGATTAAAAGTTACATACCCAGGAAATAAAACCCTTGCAGACCCAAAAATCTCAGTTGGTACTTTAGTTGATCTGTTTGTAAGAGATATAAAAGTAGATGGTACTAATTTATATATGGTAGCTGAAGCTACTGTAAATCCTTTTGACAAACGTCATTATGTAATTAAAACTGATTATGATGGTAATGTAGATGTTGACTTTTTACAAAACCAAGGAACAGGTACTGCATATTTTGAACCTCAAACAAATGAAGGTATTTTACTTACTTGTGCTATAGCTAGTGATGGGGGTATTTTAGTTGGAGGACAATTTAATAGATATAACGGTTTAACTAGATCATTATTATTTAAACTAAAAAGCGATGGCACATTAGATTCAGACTTTGAATCAAATAAAGGATATGTCTATCAACCTAATAAAGGTGTTTATGATATAACCATTCAAAGTGATAATTCTATTATAGCCGTAGGAGATTTTACCTTATGGAATAATGAATCAGTAGGAAATATAGTTAAACTAGCTAGTGATGGGACTTATGATACAACTTTTACAGATAATGTAGGGGATGGTAGTACAGGTGGAGGAGTTCTTAGGAAAGTTGATGTATTATCTGATGATTCTATTATAGTTGGAGGACATACTATAGATTTTGGAGGTGTAGATTACTACAATGGTATAGTTAAATTATCTCCAACAGGAGTTTGGGATACAGATTTTATAACTACTTTCTCCAGCATAGGAGTGTATAATTCTAGTGGTACAGTTTATGCAATTAAAACAGATTCCTTGGATAACATATATGTTGGTGGTAACTTTAACGGAATAGCAGATACTAGGAATTTTAGTGGTGGGTATGAATATAGAGATAGAAAAGGTATAGTTAAATTAAATAGTTCAGGAGTTGAAATACAATCTTGGTATTTAAATCTAATTACATAATAAAATTATAAGATGACATTAAAATCCTTTTACGTAAAAATTACAACAGGTACTAACGAAGGACCTTATGATATCTATTATGATATAGTAAGTGAAACTACTCATGCTCTTTTATTTGGTACTGACCAACCCGCAGATAACTTAACATTAGAACAATTAACAACTGGAGAAGGAGTTGTTGTAACTGTACCTGATACTGCTTCTCAAATTATCATATACAATGAAAACGAGTTAATTAGATTTAATTGTGAAGATAATACAGCTGTAATTCAATTTCCAACTCCTACACCTACTAATACACCAACCATAACCCCAACAATCACCCCTACTCCTAGTGTAACTTCAACAGTAACTCCAACACCAACTCTTACAGTTACACCTACCATATCCCCATCAGATACCCCAAGACCAACTCCTAGTAACACACCAACAATTAGTCCTACCCCTACTAGTACACCAACGCTAACACCTACTAGTACACCAACACCAACACTTACACCTACAAGTACCCCAACTAGTACCCCAACCCTAACCCCAACTAATACACCAATCACAACAAATACTCCAACCCCCTCACCCACTCTATTACCAGAAGATTGTGTAGATGGTTACTTTGATATTGTATTTGTAATAGATGAATCTGGTAGTGTTACTGATGGGAGCGAAGAATTCCCAGGACCACCAGAATATCAATATATAGTAGCTTTAATTAGATACATTGTAGATCGTTTACAATCTAGAATAGGAGTACCTGGAGGATTTCAGTTTGGGTTTGTGGGCTATACAACTACAGCTAGAATTATTCTCAATCAAAATGGGAATTATAATACTATATCGAGTACAATTGATAATTTATTAGCCAATAGAGATAGAGGAGGAACTGATACTCGAGATGGTATTGATATGGGGTCACTTGTTGTAACAAATGATAGGTTCAAACAAAACAGCTCTAAT